TTGCAAAACAAACACCGGCCCAAACACCACCGTCTGAAGAGGTTTCCCCGCAGTCCAACGCGGAACTGGAAACCGCCAACCGTGAACTGCTGACAGCACGCGCGCAGCTGGAAGCGTACAAAAGCGGTATCAAGGCAGATGCCGTAGAGGATGCGGTGTACCTAGCATTGCGGGAAGCAGAAAAAGCGGGCGAGGCAGATGAAGACGGGGTGAAAGATGCCCTGAAAAATGTGCTTAAACGCCACCCTGAGTGGAAGCAAGGGGAGAAACAGAACCCGGGCATCAAGTTCGGCGCCGGAGGCAGCACCACACCTGCAGACAACAAAGAAATCGCCGAAATCTTCGGCAATACAACAAACTAAAGGAGAATGAGAATGTCAAACATTTTACGAATCGGCATGCAATACTTTGCATCCAATACCATCAACTATGCAACCCAGTTTGAGCGCGAACTTGTACAGAAGTACACCCGCGAGATGCTCACTTCGGGGCTTACCACAAAGAAAGTCTCGTTTGTCAACGCAAACACCATCAAGCTGCCGTATGTCATTGTGGGAGGGTACAAAGACCACAGCAGAGGCGGCGGGTTTAATCGTCAAAACCTCGAAAACAAGTGGATTACAAAAGTGCTCGACTTTGACCGTGATGTAGAGTTCTTCGTTGACGCTATGGATGTGGACGAGAGCAACCAAGTTGTTGCGGCCGCAAACATCACCAACACCTTTGTGGCAGAAAAGGCAATCCCTGAAACAGATGCATATCGTTTATCCAAGCTGCACAGCGATTTTATTGCGGCAGGCGGTACGACAGATACCACCGCCTTGACCGTTGCAAACATCCTCACCACCTTTGATAAATGGATGGAACAGATGGACGAGGATGAAGTACCTGAGGAGGGCAGAATCCTCTATGTGACACCCGCTATTTCCACCATGCTAAAAGACGCAGAAAAGATTCAGAGAACCATCGACGTATCCAAGCAAAACGGCATCGACCGCCGCGTGCGCAGTTTGGACGATGTTACCATTCAGAAAATCCCCAGCGGCAGGATGAAGACCAAATACGACTTCACCGATGGTTATGCCCCTGCGACAGATGCCAAGCAGATGAACATGATTTTGGTGCATCCCTCTGCGGTGGTTGCTTGTGATAAGCACAGCTATATTCGTCTGTGGGCACCGGGTACCCACACACAGGGTGACGGTTACCTGTACCAGAACCGCAAGTACGGCGACTTGTTCGTACTGGATACCCGCACCCAGGGCATTAAAATCAATACGCAAGCGTAAGGAGGATGACAATGTACGCAGTAAAAGCAAACCGCCAGTATACCATTACGGAGGCGGAAATCAAAGGCTACCAGGCACAGGGGTACGATATCATCGGCAATGATGGTGAGGTGCTGCAGCACGGTGCGGGGAAGACTGTACCCTACGCAAAGTACCGTGCTTTGCAGAATGAACTAGAAGCACTGAAAGCAGCAAAACCCGACAACAAGGCAACCAAAGAACTGAAAGCCGAGCTGGCAGAGATAAAAGAGAAGCTTGCCGCTGCCAATGCAGAACTGGAAGCACTGAAAAAGGCATAAGAGGTGAAGAAAATGTATGTGAGTGCAGCGGATTACCGCCAGCTTTGCCCCGAACAAACAATACCCGAAGATCAGCTGCCCCAAATGATAGATTCCGCTGAACGGGATATCGACGGCTTAACTTATAACCGCATTACACGACGCGGGTTCACTGCCCTCACTGAGTTTCAGCAGGGGCTGGTAAAGCGCGCCGTATGCAGGCAGGCAAACTTCCTGTACGAGA